GAGTTCCATCTAGGGGAGAAGAAGTAATGGCTAACAAATGGCTCACACAAATGTCGTCAGACTTTGGGATGGTAGCTTCTCAACTGAAGACGAGCCTGCCTCCTGTGCTACCGTCACGTTCACCGTCTCTTAACTGGGCGATGGACATCGGTGGATTTCAACCCGGAAAGGTCTATGTACCTTACGGGCCAGAGTCTGCTGGTAAGTCTCTACTCGTCATGATGGCAGTAGCTGACTATCAGAAGCGAGATCCTGATGCCATCTTCGTGTGGTTCGATGCTGAATTCTCGTTCAACCTCAAGCTGTTCGTCAAGGTTGGCGGTGATCCAGAGCGTCTATATCTGCGTCGTACCAACGATCCAGAGAAGATCTTTGACTATATGAAGAAGGAAATGAAGGAGTTGCTTCAGGATGGAGCTCCCATTCGTGGATTCGTGATTGACTCTATTAAGTCGATCTTGTATCCTAAGGAAGCGAATATGAAGAAGACCACTGACCAGAAGATGGGCGGAACCGGTGCTTCATACCTTCCGACGGCTCTCAAGTGGGTGATTCCCATTGTTGCAGAATACAACCTGCTTGCATTCCTAATCCAGCAGGTGACGATGGAAATCGACGCAATGAAAGCTCTTCGTAATCCCTACGTGATTACGGAAGGAAAGGCACTAAAGCATGCAGCCGACACGATGCTCGAGATTACTAAGCTGGATACAAAGAAGGGTGTTTTGGAATCTGGTAAGGCTCTATCTGGAAGTGCTCATCAGGTTGGACACGTTATTCGGGTCAAGGTAAAGAAGAACCGTCTCGGTAGACCTGCTCGTGTTGCACAATTTGCTTATCACTACGATAAGGGAGTTATCAACGTCGGTGAAGAGACGTTCGAGCTTGCTAAGTCACTCGGAGTTATTTTCCACCCTATTAGCGAGAACACTGGAAAGCCCAACAACGGCTACTGGCAGTTCGCTAACTATGATGCAATCAAGGGCGAAGACAACATGAAGGCTTGGGTTACCGATTCTTCGGAGATTCAAGCAGAGATTGTTAAAGCCTGTCACGACCACCAGGATTCAACTGAAATTCAGGTTGATGCTGACGGTGTTGTGATTGACGATGAGGAAGACGGAATCAACCTCGATGGTGAAGAATAATTACAAATATTGGCTGGCGAACGGGGAATGCGTCGAGTATTCCCTGTCGCCAGACAGTAAGATCGAAGACGTAATCAGTGAACTCGCTGCTGACTATGTGAGCAGCCAGATTACCTGGGTTCCTGATCAAGTGCTCTTGGAGCCAGCTATCTTTCGCCGGCTCGAGCTACAGATGAACCAAAGATATAACATGATTCACCTTCAGAACTACTCGCCTCCAGTGGGTTTTAGTCAACTCATACTGCAGTCGCTGATTGGTCCGCTGAAGATCGTAGCTGTTCCTGACCTTGAATTTCCTATCTTCATCGGGCGTCACGAGGAATATAAGGATAATTGCTTTAACGCCCTGATGGAGGAAATCCTTTGCGAGTAATGTTTATCGGTGACCCGCATTTGCGGATTAATAAGTTTACTCTAGCGACCCAATTCCTATCTTGGGTGAATCAACATATCGCCGAGCAGAAGCCTGACCTAGTAGTGAATCTAGGTGATGCGCTAGACACTCATGCGGTTATTCGCTCTGAGGCTCTCAACGAGCTAATGAGCCATGTCTATTTCGTGTTGGACCTTGGCATTCCCTATGTCTATGTAAAGGGCAATCACGACCAGTACACTCCTAAGGATTCTAAGTACCATGCCCTTCTCCCATTCAAAGGCAGAATCAATAATCTATTCATCGTAGATGAACCCCAGGATCTGTTTGGGATGACGTTTGTTCCGTATTTGGCCGATGGGAAGGCCTTCCCAATTACGACGCAACCGATCTGCGTGGCGCATCAAACCTTTCTAGGTGCAGATTACGGTCCTATCAATGCTCTTGAGGGCGTAGATGCCGAGACTATCAGTGCAGAGATTATCATCTCGGGCCACATACATAAGAAACATAACTTAGGGAAAGTAGTTTATGTAGGTTCACCATATAGCCAGGATGCCTCTGATGCCAACCAAGTTAAGGGTATTAGTACCTTCGACACAGACACATTTGAATTTTCTTTCACTCAAACACCTATGCCTACATGGAAAACCTTTAAGTTTGAGATCGGAGGCGAAAACACGATTGATTCGCTTCATGTTGCTTTTGCACAAGCTACGGTTGATAAGTCGAACCATTACGTTGCCGAAATTAAAGGCCCTAAAGCCGAAGTTGTAGCTTATATTGAGTCTACTAGGTATTTGAAGCTTGTTAAGGGTCTTAGTATAAGACTCAAGACGGTGTTTACTGATAAGGAACGGAAGAAGGTTTCCATCAATGCAGTTTCAATGGAACAAATCCTTTCTGAGTTCGTAAGCAAGGTCTACAACGGAAGTCTTGATAAGAACAAGGTGTTAGATCAAGCTAAAGCAGTTCTTGAAGCAGTTAAGTCCCAGCAGCCCTGATATAATAGTAGAGTGGTTAAATTATGGAAAACACTGATATTGCACAAATTATGGATTCGGACCGTTGGCTTCTAAACAACGGGTTGGTCTCTGACAACGTCAAGAATCAGCTGTTCTTCTGTGGATCAATCGTCCATAAGGATGTTCAGGCAGTAGAGATTAGTATCAGTCCAGACAATAAGTTGGTTGACTACATCGTCTACGTTCCTAACAGCCTCATGAATAAGATCACCAAATACAATAAACTATCTACGTCTAAGTCGCTGTTTGGTATGTGGAGATTTAAGAAGCTTCTGCAGAAAGAGGGTTGCCTCGATTTTCAGAAGATTCTAAACTCATTCGTAACAGACTACTGCGGTCCTAAGTGGGCCGCAAAAGCCACTATCATTAGCTTCGACTCGTATGTAGACAGTCTCGAGGCTGAAAATGAAGACAGTGGAGTTAGTGGGTCAGATCGACCGCCTGACGCAGGATAACGACGAACGCCAAGAACTCTGGGTACGCTATTTAGAGAATGGCGAAGTGTCTGCACTGTCTGATTATTTAGCACAAATCCGCGAACAGTATAGTGAAGAAGAGCTACTCCAGATCACCGTCTGGCGTCAACTCGAGAACCCATCTGACTTAAATTTACAGTGGCTCTTTGAGAACTTCACCGACTTAGAACAGTCAATTCTCCAATTACTCATCCTCGGTGTACCGCTTCAACAAATTAGTAGTATAAAGAGCATTGGCTTGATGCGTCTGCGTCACGTCATTTCTGTTATTCGCGAGAATAAAGCTTGGGAAGTATTCGATGGCACTTAAGACTAATTTGACAGATGAAGAGAAGTACGGACTCTCAGAGGAAGAGATTAAGCTTGCTACGCGTTGGCTACGTGCCCACAAAACAGCCGGTGCTATTCCTGATCTTGAGGCTGCAAAGCTATTTGAGCTCTACCTTCTTGGAGAGCCTCTTGTTAAATTGGCACAGAATTTTCAGCAATACCCACTAGGACAAATCGCCTTCACCGCAGCCTATAAGCGTTGGCCAGCTGATCGCGATCGCATGATGTCAACCCTGAAGGATCGAGTTCAGGCAAAGGTGGTTAAGAGTGTTCTTGACCAGGTTGACTTCCTAACCAGTATGATGGCTGTAGCTAATGCCGAACACTTAACTGCTATGGCTGATTATGTGCGTGACCCCGATAATAAACCTAAACCGGCTTTGCGCATCACTTCGATCAAAGATTATAAGGATATTACCGAGACCCTCCTGAAAATAGTCACAGGAGCCACCTCTGGAGGCGACAGAAAGGATAAGTCTTCCCCGATGATCGCTGCACTGTCTTCACACGAAGATAGGCGTTCCCTACCTGCTCCCAAGGATGATGAGCCGGCAGAGGTAACCATCATGAACATAGAGAATGGCTAAAAAGAAAGTAGCACCCGCAGTCACCGTCGAACAGAAACGAAAGATCATGCTGCAGCCTTGTAAGACTAAGGCTGAATGTAAGGCCTGGATCAAGTACTTCCTAGGACTCGACCTTCCCGATTTCACTGTTTCTCGCCATGCAGATACTAATCCCCTACAAGTCGTGTGGGAGATATATGATATTTGTGTAAATAAAAACAACCCAGAGAAGATTCAGGAACTACTATACGTAGCGTCCCGAGGTTCTGGGAAAACGCTCGGTGCAGCTATCGCTGAGTTCATGATCATGCTTCACGACCAACGTGATATTGCCCACGTCGGAGCGATTATGGCTCAGGCCGAACGTGCCTATGAGTACATCCAACAGTTCTGCGTTGCTCCTAATGTCAAGGAGATCATCGATCCTCCCGGAGTCCCGGAGAATCAGAAGATTCTTCAGAAGAACACCATGTCTAAGAGCGTGTTCGAGGTGAACGGCCAGAAGTGCTCGATGGAAATCTTGCCGACCACGATGAAGGCACTTAACGGTGTTCACTGCTCACTCGTATCCTGCGACGAGCTAGATACGCTTCAAGGTGAAAGCTTAAAGGCAATTAAAGAAGTTGCAGGTATGCTAGATACCAAGAAAGGCAAGAAGCCTCTTCGTATTGGTATCTCCACCCGTAAGTCTCGTGCAGGCCTCATGAACGAGATGATGGAAAATGCCATCAATAAGAAGGGTGAACGCGTACGCTATATCAGGTGCTGGACAGCGCTGGAATTCACCGAGAAGTGCGAGGATGAGCGTTCTGGGACAATCCCCACGGATTATTACATCAACGTGGAATCCGGTGAGGTACTATCGGTCGAACAACATAGCCGATTAGAAACGTCCAAGCAGAAAGATTACTTTCTGGAACATGGAATGTTTGATAAGTGCAAGACTTGCCCTGTAGCAGTCTTCTGCCGTGGAGACGCTAAGAAACAGGTCTCTAAGTCAAACATGCTTAAGAGTATTGACGAGCTCAATCAGAAGATCCTAGGCGAAGGATACGACTGGGCCGCATCACAGCTATTCAACCTTAAACCTTCCTCAGAAGGAATCATCTTCCGCGAATTCGAGGAGAAGGTCCACGTTAAAAGCTGGAATCAAATGTGGATGACACTAACCGGCAAGGAATTCCCGGGAACGTGCACTCATGATCTCTTCGTTAAGAAGTGCTTAGAGATGGGACTGCCATGCTATGGTGGAATTGACTGGGGATGGTCAAACCCTCACACCATCGTCTATATCTTCGTAGATAAGAGCGAAAACGTCTATGTAGTGAAGTGCGACGGTATGACGTATATCAGTCAGCCGATGTGGATTCACCAGCTTAAGACTAAGTATCACAACAAATACCGCTGTCAGCTCTATGCACCTGACCTTGCAGATAAAGGTTCTGTGCTAGAAATGCAGAAGGCGGGCCTGCCCTGTGCTAACGACGCTATCAAACCCGAGATCAATGCTAGTGTCCAGACCGTTAAGAAGTTCCTCCGGGTCCCTGGATTAACCAGTCCCAAGATGTTCCTGGCTGAAGAAACATGTAAGCCACTCATCGATGAATTCACTAAGTATCACTATAAAACTAATGCCGCAGGTCAACTAACAGATGACCCAGATGACTGTGACAATCACTGGATTGACGCCCTGCGCTACATCATGTTTATCCTATTTGGTAAAACCACTATTGTATTGGGCGGTGGCTTAGCCTTTAGTGATCTGGAAGGCTTACAAACCCCCTCGGGAGCCTATAATCGTATGCCTACTCCTATGGAATACGCTTTATCTCAAGGCCTTACGGTAAATCAGGAAACCCCTGATTTGTCTAAGTTGGGGAAAATTGGGACTTCTAGGGAACTAGATAAGGAAGCAGAAAACGAAAACGATGGCGAATCGGGCGGAAGCGGTTCATTCCTATGGAATTTTTAAGTCTTTCTGATAAGTTAACATAAGGTATAATTGAGTCCATGGCTTGGTACAACGACTGGTTAAAGAAAAGTATTCAAGGTGAAATCTCCGAACTTCTAAAGGCGGATGGCGTTTCTGCCCCTGAGCCTACGACCTCCCAGCACAATGTTGCTGATAAGTTGCCCGAGACCCCTGAGAAGCCCGACGACGAGAAGAAGATTGGCCGACAGTTTGTTGATGACCCGTACTTCGATATGGTCAGCAATAACTATAATTACAAGACCAAACTAAGTCGAATCACCAATCGAACCCTTAAGGAAGTTTCTCTACGCGACTGGCTCATCTCCTCAATTATCCAGTGCCGTGTTGATACTGCAGCTCGCTTCTCTCGTCCTGAGCACCGTCGCCATGAAATGGGCTTCCGTGTTACTAAGCGAGATAACAACTCTGATTACACCAAGGACGAGCGGGATGAGATTGCACAACTAGAAGACTTCATCTATCACTGTGGTAGACGAGATGGCGTCCCTGCTGAAGACAAGATCTTATTTGGTGAGTTTTTGAAACTCACGGTTCGCGATGCACTCACCTTCGGTCACATTGCAGTTGAGAAGGTTAAGACTCGTGGCGGTGGATTGCACCGGTTCCGCCCTCGCCCAGCTGAATCCGTTTATCTAATCAACAAGCAGCTTCCTAAGGCCGTTGTTACATCAGACGCCAAGACTGCACAGAAGCTCGCCGAGCCAAAGAGCGACAACGACCCTCGCCATGGCCAACAGACTCATACGCCGGAACATGAGTTTGAGAAGTACGTCCAGGTGTCCTATGATAACCGACCTCTCGCTACATTTGGCGACGAGGACATGATCTTTAAGCTTTTCAACCCACAGAACTTCATTGATTCCCGTGGGTATTGCTACAGCCCTCTCGAGCTAGCAATCATCACCGTTCGTTCTCACCTTGACGTCGAGAACTTCAACGCAAACTTCTTCACCCACGGATATGCTTCCAAGGGTGTGCTTCACCTCAAAGGTACTGTAACCCAACAGCAACTCGCCAACTTCCGACGTTCTTTCTACAACAGCATCACTGGACAGCAGAATGCCTGGAGAACGCCTATCGTTGCCGGTCTTGACGAAGTGCAGTGGGTTCCGATCTCAGCATCTGCTCGTGAGATGGAGTATATCAACTTCAATAACCACCTGATGCGTATCCTCTGCACTCAGTTCCAGATTGACCCCACAGAGCTTGGTCTTGATTACCTCATCTCTGCTAACGGTCGTTCCAACATGCAGCAGGCTAGCAGCGAATACAAGGTGAACTTCTCCCGTGAGCGCGGTCTTCTACCGCTACTTACGTTCCTAGAAGACGTTATCAACTGCGACCTTCTTCCTTCTCTTGATAAGGAGCTAGCCGCTAAGTACAAGTTTTCTTTCACTGGCTATACAGACGAAACCCCTCAAACTGAGGTTGCACAGCTTCAGGCTGAGATGTCGGTTTGGAAGTCGATGAACGATCTACTTCGTCAAACCCAGAAGGATCCAATTAAGGAGGTCATTGCTGACCTTCCGATGAACGCAGGATTCTGGGCTCTAGTAGAGAAGAACTACACACGTGGCGAGATTCGCGAGATGTTCCTTGGAGACAAGGGTGCATCAAAACGCAAAGAGCTCCAGTATATTCCTGGAGATCCGGGCTTCGCAGCATGGCAACAGTTCTTGGCTTCACTAGTAAATGTGAAGGATCAGAAGAAGCAAGCAGCCGATCAGCAAAGTGCTGAACAGCAGCAGGCCGAAATGGAATCCAAGAAGGCCGAGCAAGAGCATCGCCACGCAGAAGCTGGTCACGACCGTGACAAAGAGAAGCACGAGATGGAGATGGAGCAGCTCAAGGCAAACGCTGCTCACAATGTCGTCCAGGCTTCATTACAAGACTCTGCCAAGCAGTTTGGCGCAACGAAAGCAAGTCACGTTGCAGGCCAAACGATTGCGAATCCAATCAACAAACTATCGGGTGAGTAAGTGCGGCTTACTCTCGGCCATGCCGTTACCAGTGATGGTAACGTACTGGACGCTCTCTTGAAACTCTTTTAGAGAGTGTGCGCCGGAGTAGCTGAACCCTGAGCGAATACCACCAACTAGTTGAGAGATGATTCCCTCAACTGGTCCCTTGTTAGCTACATAAGTAGCTTCGCCTTCAGGAGTGTAGGAAGCATCTACCTTTTGAAAGGCATTTCGTGCGTCTCGGCTTGCCATTCCACGGTAGAGCTTTTTGTTGCTTACAAATTCGCCTGGACTTTCAGTTGTTCCAGCGAGAAGAGATCCCACCATCACCATGTCGGCCCCGAATGCAAGAGCTTTTACGCAGTCACCAGCATTCCGGATACCGCCATCAGCAATGATGGAAATATAGTATTCTTGTTTGAGTCGAGCACAATCCTCAATAGCAGATAGCTGAGGAACGCCATGGCCTGTAACAATTCGAGTGGTGCAGAGAGAACCAGGACCAATACCAACCTTGATCGCCTTTGCTCCTGCATCCGCAAGACGCTTGGCACCAGAGTAGGTAGCAACATTGCCCGCAATTACGTCAATGCCTTCCTTAGTAAGGCGCTCGACCATCCATACCATGTGTTGTGAATCGCCATGGGCAATATCGATATTAACGGCGATAACACCTTCTTCGGCATATGCCATAGCATGATTGAAGTCATCAGCCTTAATACCAATAGAAGGGATAACGATCCGCTTACCAACATGGATATCCTTTACCCACTGCAGAACTGTTTGATGAGCAGCATAT